GACGCCCCGAGCTGACCGCACCAACAGCGTGCCGCTCGGCCCAGCGTGATGGGGCAAGAAGCAGGCCCCGCAAGGACAAGCCCTTCGAAAACTGGATTCGTTCAATTTTTTGGAGGGCACCATGTCCCAATTCGTCACCACCCATTACGTCCAGCAGTACACCACCAACGTACAGCTGCTGTCGCAACAGCGCGGCAGCCGTTTCCGCCAGGCAGTCACCACGGGCCAATACACCGGCAAGCAAGGTGTGCCGGTCGATCAATTTGCACCGACCGTGGCGACCCGCCGCACCACGCGCTATCCGGCGCTGACCCCGGCTGACACCCAAGGCGACCGCCGCTGGGTCTTCCCCTCGGATTACGACTGGAACGATCTGATCGATTCCATCGACAAGCTGCGCCTGCTGATCGATCCGCAATCCAGCTACGTCATGAACGGCACCGCCGCCATGAACCGCGCGATGGATGACGAGATCATCGCCGCCTTCTTCGCCGTGGCAAAGACCGGCACGGACGGTTCCACCAGCACCAGCTTCCCGTCCAGCCAGCAGGTTTCCGCCAACGAAGGCGCCAGCGGTGCCACCGGCATGAACGTGGAAAAGCTCAAGGCCGCAATCCAGCTCCTGCTGGCCAATGAAGCCTGGGCGCCGGAATCGGGCGACCCGCTGTATTGCGCCATCACGGCTAAGCAGAACCGCAACCTGATGGACGAAGTGCAGGTCATCAACTCCGACTACAACGGCGAGAAGCCGGTGGTCAACGATGGCTTCATCCAGTCCTGGGGCCGCGTGAAGTTCATCCACTCCGAGCGCCTGCCGACCAACGGCTCTGGCCAGACCCGCGTTCCGTTCTGGGTGAAGGAAGGCATGCACCTGGGCATGTGGCAGGACTTGAGCTCGGACGTGTCCCAGCGCAAAGACCTGGCCGGCCTGCCGTATCAGGTCTACCTGTACGGCACCTTCGGTGGCACTCGCATCGAAGAGAAAAAGGTGGTCGAGATCCCGTGCGCATAAGCCACGGGCACTGACCTTACCCCACACGAACCAGGAGAATCACCATGGCAGTCGTCAACACCAAAAGCACGGCCGTCGCCAACCGCGATGCCATCCCTTCCGTCATCAATGACGGCCGCATCGAGCGTGCATCCCTGCGCTCTTCTATTGGCAGTGTCGCTGTCGGCGCCGCCGATTCGGCCACGTCCTACTATCCGCTGGTGTCGGTTCCGACCACGGCGATGGTGCGGCGCGTCTTCATGACCTGCCCTGCCGGCATGACCACGTTGGCGGGCAATATCGGCGTCTTCAAGACCACCCGCGGGTCCGGCGGTAGCACCACCGGCGTGGCGGCCAACACCGGCTCGGACACGATCTTCGCTGCCGCAACCACGCTGGCATCGGCGGCGGACAGCAAAGACGTGACCAACCTGAACTCCAACGCCTACCCGACCGACAAGCGCGAGCAGCCGCTCTGGCAAGCCATCGGCCTGGCGGCTGATCCTGGTGGCCACTTCGACATCGGCATCGTGGTCACCACTGCGAATACCGGCGCCGCCGGCCGCGTGGGTCTGGAAGTTCAGTACGCCGACAACGGCAACTGATCGCCGGCGCTCCCCAATCTCCCCCCGGCCTTCGTGCCGGGGTTTTTCCATCAGTCGGAGACTTATTTCATGGCTACCCGCAAATACAGCTGCAACCCCGAGGACAACGATCACGCCATCGGTGACACCACGGGTTCGGCCACCACCAAGTATGTGGAGCTCACGGTGGACTGGGATTCGATGGCTTCAGCCGGCATCAGTGGCCAGCAAGCGCGCATGCAAGTGGAGCTGGCACTGGAGCGCATCATGGCCTACATCGAGACCGCCGGGAAATACAACGCTGCGGCCTGACCGGAGCTGATGCATGGCCTCTCAGGTCGAAATTGCAAACCGCGCGCTGACCAAGCTTGGCGCCGCCAGGATCACCAGCCTGACGGACAACAGCAAGGCGGCGCGTGCCATTTCTGCGGTATGGGACACGGTGCGCCGCTCCGAGCTGCGCAAGCGCAACTGGTCCTTCGCGCTGCGCCGCGCGTCCCTTCCCTCGCTTGCTGATGCGCCCGCATGGGGTTTTGCAGTGGCTTACCAATTGCCGCCCGACTTCCTGCGCCTGGTGCAGGTGAGCGACGTCTTCATCGTGCCCGGTCTGACCGACTACCGCCAGGGCGACGATTCGGCCTATGCCATCGAAGGCAATCAACTGCTGACCGATTTCCCGGCGCCGCTGAAGATTCGGTATGTGATGGACGTCACAGATCCCGGTTCCTTCGATGCGCTGTTCGTGGAGTCCCTGGCCGCAAAGCTGGCCTATGAGACCTGCTACGAGATCAACCAAAGCAATCAAGGCCGGGAAGCGGCAGCGCAGGATTACAAAGCAGCCATCTCCGACGCCATGCGCACCAATGCCATTGAGAAGCCGCCGCAGGGCTTGCCGGACGATTCTTGGGTACTGGGGAGGCTCTGAATGGCGCGCGGTTCTCCGATTCTCTCGTCCTTCAATGCCGGCGAGCTTTCGCCGCGGCTGGCGGGCCGGGTCGACGTGGGCAAATATGCCAACGGCTGCAAGGTGCTGGAGAACTTCATCCCCCTGATCCAAGGCCCGGCCATGCGCCGGGGCGGCACCCGCTTCGTGTCCGAGGTCAAGAATTCTTCCGATCGCACATGGCTGATCCGCTTCGAGTTCAACGTCCAGCAGACCTACTTCCTCGAGTTCGGCGACAAATACATCCGCTTCTACACCAATCGCGGCGTGCTGCTGGATGGCTTCGGCGCGCCGTATGAGATTGCCAGTCCTTGGGCTGCAAGCGACCTCACATCGGCAGATGGCACGTTCAATCTGCGCTTTGTCGAATCCAATGATGTGGTGTACCTGTGCCATCCGAATTACGCGCCGCGCAAACTTTCGCGCGTGGCCAATACCAATTGGCAGTTGACCACGCTGCAGACCACGGGCGGCCCATTCAAGACGATCAACACCGACGCAAGCTTGACGGTCTATGCCAGCGCGGCAACCGGCACTGGCATCACGCTGAATTCGTCTGCGAACCTGTTCCAGGCGCAGCACGTTGGCTCGCTGTTCTACCTGGGCCAAAAGAGCGTGGTGGACGTGAAGACGTGGGAAGCCGGTAAAAGCATCACGGCCAATGATCTGCGCCGCTCGGACGGCAAGAATTACAAAGCCCTGAACACGGCGACCACCGGCGGCAACAAGCCGATTCACACCAACGGCGCCGTCTTTGACGGCGATACCGGCGTGCAGTGGCAATACCAGGACCCCGGCTATGGCTACGTCCGGATCACTTCCTACCTGTCTCCAACGCAGGTAATCGCTGATGTCGTGTCCCAGCTCCCCGACAACTGCGTCACGATCGGCAAGGCCACCTCTCGTTGGGCCTTCGGTGCTTGGTCCGATGTGGAAGGCTGGCCCTCGCAGGTGACCTTCTTCAAGGAGCGGCTCACCTTCGCGCGTGGGCAAAGCGTCTGGATGTCAGTGGCCGGCGATTACGAGAATTTCAGCAGCAAGGATGACGGCGGCGTGGTCACCGCGGACATGGCGATTTCGATTACCACGCAGTCCGACCAGGTGAACGACATCCAATGGATGGCTCCGTATGACTCGCTGCTGATCGGCACTGCCGGCGGCGAATTCGCGGTGCAGCCGCTCACCACCAACCAGGTGTTCGGCCCCGACAACGTGACGGCGCCGCAGGTGTCCGCCTTCGGGTCGAAGTCGATCATCCCCCTGCGCGTGGGCGAATTCATTCTTTTCGTGCAGCGCTCCGGACTGAAGCTGCGAAACATCAACTACGACTTCCTGTCCAACAAATTCATCAGCAAGGACAAGACGGTCCTCGCCGACCACATCACGCAGGGCGGCATCGGCCAGCTCGCCTATCAGCAAGAGCCATACAGCGTGATCTGGGCTGCCCGCAATGATGGCCAATTGCTGGGATTCACCTTCAACGATGAGCAGGAGGTGGAAGGCTGGCACCGCCATGTGGTTGGCGGAAATGGGTTTGTCGAATGCGTCTGCACCGGCCCGGCACCCGCTGGCGACCGGGACGATCTGTGGATGATCGTGCGGCGGACCATCAACGGCGTGACCAGGCGCTATGTAGAATTCATGGAGTACGAGCGGCGCTACGGCGACGATCCGCAAGACGCTTTCTATGTGGATGCCGGGCTCACGCTGGACAACAAGATCAATGCCAATTTGACCGTTGGCACGGGCGCCAGCACCGCGCACGCAACCGGCATTGCCTTCGCTGTAGATTCGCCGGTGTTTTCGTCCGGTGACGTGGGGCGCGAGATCCAGTACCGATACACCACCACGCATACCGATGAATCTGGAATCCTGAGCCAAGCATATGCCACCGGCAAGGCGGAGATCACCGGCTATACCGACGCGCAGCACGTGATCTGCACGATCAACGCAGCGTTCCCTGATGGCCTCGCCAGCATCCCGGCCAACGGCTGGCGGATGACCGTCACCACCATCAGCGGGTTGGACCACCTGGAAGGCGAATCCGTCAGTGTGCTGGCCGATGGCGGCACCCATCCTGATTGCATCGTTTCTGCCGGCTCCATCACCTTGGCCCGGCCGGCATCCAAAGCCCAGGTTGGGCTTGCGTGCCCGGCGAAACTGCAAACCATGCGCCTCAACGCCGGTGGCCAGGACGGAACCAGCCAAGGCAAGACGGCGCGCGTCAACAAGGCCGTGGTGCGGTTGCTGGAAAGCTTGGGCCTGAAGTACGGGCACAGCTTCGACAGGCTGGATGAAGTCGATTTCCGAACCGCGCTGATGGCCATGGACAACCCGCCCGACCTCTTCACCGGGGACCTGGTGCTGGACTGGCCGGGCGACTACGACACGCATCCTTGGCTGTGCTTCATGCAGGATGCTCCGCTGCCTTGCACGATCATCGGCACCATGCCGACGGTCAGCACCTACGACCGGGGGTGAGTATGCTGGTGCGCCCCTTCCAGCCTGAAGACATCGAAAAGCTGGTGCTGCAGCCGGCGCAATCCTATTTGCGCCCGTTGGTGCAGACCATCGATTACGGCGTGGCGCTGTCGCAGGGCGAGGCCTGGACGATTGAGGCTTCTGGTGTGGTGGTGGCCTGTGGCGGCGTGTATCCCATGCACCCGCAAATGGGCTGTGCCTGGGCAATGATGGCCACCGGCCTGCGCCAAGGATTCGTCACCGTGCACAACGTGGCGCGCCGCCTGCTGGATGCCTACCCCTCCGCACGGATTGAGGCGCACGTCGATTGCGACTTCACCAATGGTCACCGCTGGGCCCAGAAGCTCGGTTTCGAACTGGAGGCGCCGCGCATGCGCAAATTCACGCCTGATGGGCGCGACGCTTCCCTTTACGCGAGGGTCAGATAAATGGAATACGTGGCAATCGCCGCAGCAACGATGAAGGCGGTAGGCGCGATCCGCCAAGGGAATGCGCAAGCCGCAGCCTATGAGTCACAGGCCCAGGCCAACGATTACAACGCACAGGTGGCGCAGCAGAACGCGGCCACGGCCAGCGCCCAGGGCAACGCCAATGAAGAGGCCCAGCGCCGGCAGGCACGCATCGCCCTGGGCCAGCAGCGCGCGTCCATCGCAGAGGCCGGCATCGGCACCGGCGGCTCGGCCAGCGACCTCTACGAGCAGTCGGTTTCCAACAGCGAGTTGGACGCGCTGAATATCCGCTACCAGTCGCAACTGCAGAGCACCGGCTATCTGAACCAGGCCGGTCTTGAGACGTGGCAGGCCGGGCAGAACCGGCGCAATTCTTCGGCGGCGCGTGTGTCGGGCTACATCAATGCGGGTGCGCAGGCGCTGGGCGGATACGGAAACTATTTGCAGGGTCAAGCGGCGATCAAGACCGCATCGAAAGGAGCCGGTAAATGATCAAAATCCCGGTCTACCAGCAGCAGCAATCCGTAGGCGGTGTTGGTCCTCAAGCGCGCGCAAGCGGCCTGGCCGTAGAAGACCCAGGCAAGGCGCTCATGCAGGCCGGTACCGGACTCGAGAAGGTGGAAGATGGTCTGACCTCACAGCGCGTGGCCGAAGAGCGCATCTTGCATATCCAGCGCGAAGAGGACGGCAAGGCCTATGCCGGCAAGACCGTCTCCGATGCCCATGTGCAGTGGCAAGACACCTTTCAGCAGCGCCAGCAGGCCGCCAAGCCCGGCGCCCAGAACTTTACGCCGGACCTGCTCAAGGATTACGACACCTGGTCCAAAACCGCGATCGAGCAAGCACCGACCGATGCGGCCAAGCGCTATCTCTCCCAGCACCTGCTGAGCTACCGAACCCAACTCGCTGGTCAGGCGATCAACTTTGAAGGCAATGCACGTATCGCCTGGCGCACCGACGAATTCACCAAATCGGTGGACAACTGGGCCGTGACGGTGGCGAAGAACCCGACGCAATACCCGCTCGCGCTGTCAGCGCTGCAAGAGACGCTTCCCGAGGTTGGCCCGGTCCAGCGCGAAAAGCTTTCCGAATACGCGCGCAAGGCGCTTGTGCAAGGTGCAGCCGCCGGGATGGTGCAGGGCAATCCGGAGGGCGCCTACAACCTGCTCTCCCTCTCCACACTTCCTCAAGGCGCAGCCGGCGCGCGCGACAAGTCCGGCACCATCACAGCGCCCACTTCGGGCTCCGGCAACCGCGGCATCGCCAACAACAACCCCGGCAACATCGTGAAATCGTCCATCGCCTGGGATGGGAAGGTGGACGGCCGCGATCCGAAGTTCGAGACATTCGACACGCCCGAGGCTGGCATCCGCGCCATCGGCAAGAACCTGCTCACCTACCAGGAAAAGCACGGGCGCAACACGGTGGAAAGCATCGTCGCCGCCTGGGCGCCGGCCAGCGAGAACAACACCGCCGCCTATACCGCGAACGTGGCCAAGGTGCTAGGCGTGAAGCCTGACCAGCCGGTCGACGTGAAAGACCCGGCGACCATGAAGAAGCTGGTGGGCGCGATCATCACGCAGGAGAACGGACAGCAGCCTTACAGCGACGCGCAGATCGATGCCGGAATCTCTGCAGCCCTGGGCAATGGTGCGCTGCCGAAAGCGGCGCAAGGGACTGCTCCTGCGCAGCCAGGCGCAGGCACCACCGATGCGAAGACTGGCGTGCCTTGGGTGGACGCGATGACGCTGCAGGAGCGCTTGCACTACCTGCAGCAGGCCGATACCGAAGTCCGCCGACGCCAGCAGATCGCACGCGCCGACATGGAATTGAAGGTCAAGGATCAGGAGGCGCAGGCCCTGTCCGGAAAGCCGCCAGCAGCACCGCTTGCCCTGCCCGACTTCGTGCGCGCCTACGGCCAAGTCGAAGGCCCGCGCCGGTATGGCGAGTTCCGCGACAACCTGCAATTCGGCGCCAATGTGCAGCAGGTGGCCATCATGTCGCCCGGCGACCAGCAGGCGCTGCTGGATCGCAATGCGCCGATCCCTGACAGTCCCGGCTATGCGCAGGCGCAGCGCCGCTCTGAACTGCTGCGCAAGGCCATCGATACCGTGCGCGAGCAGCGTGCCAAAGACCCAATCGCGTTCACCGAGGTCAACGGCCTGGCACCCGTGAGGCCCATCAACTGGGCCGACCCATCGTCCATCAGCAAGGGCATGGCGGCGCGCACCGTGCTGGCGAACCAGAACAGCCAGCGGTGGGGCGTTGGGTATCAGGTCGTCAGCGACAACGAAGCTGCGCAGTTCGGCGATTACCTGACCGGCTTGCAGCCCCAGGACAAGGCGCGGGTGCTGGGCCAAATCTACCAATCAGGCGGCGCTGGCGCGCTCCGGTCGATCTCTTCCCAGCTCAAGGACAAGAACGAAACGCTGGCAATCGCCGGCATGCTGGCGTCGCACCAGACCACCGCCGGGCGCAGCGTTGCGCAGCTCTACCTGGAGGGCAAAGATGCCATTGCTCAGAAGCGCGCCAAGATCGACCAAACTGCCGAGACCGGCATCCGCGCCGACATCTACAAGCAGATCGATGGCGTCTATCTCACGCCGCAGGCGCGCGATGCTGCGGCTGATGTTGCCTATGCCGTGTACGCCAAGTTCAAAGCCGAAGGCGCGGACGACATCAAGCGTGCGGTGAACATTGCTACTGGCGGCCTGATGGATTTCAACGGCGCGCAGATCGCCAAGCCATATGGCTGGGACGATGGGCGGTTTCGAGACTGGATTAACAAAGCAGGTCCGTCAATCGAGAGCGCCGGCGCTGAGTTCGTCGCCGGCAACAAGAAAGTCAGCGCCGCCGAACTGGCCAAGTCCTTGCCGGGCGCGAAGCTCCAGACCTTTGGCGACGGCAGCTACATGATCCGCGCCGGAAGCGACGTGGTGCGCAAGGCTGATGGTCAGCCGCTCATTCTTCAAGCGAGGCAGTGATGTTTGACGAACTCTATGCCTACGAACGGCGCAACGCGCTCACGCAGGTCTTGCAGCGTCCGGCAGCACCGGCACCCGAGCCGACCACATTCCAAGGGTTCGGCAGCGCGCTGGCCGACATGCTGCCCCACAGCGCCCTGCAAAGCGCCAGCGCCTGGTCAGCAGTCATGGATGCCTATGGTAAGGCGGCTGCATATGGGGAAGGCCAGACCGCTGCAGCAATCAATGGCAGCCCAGCGCCGGACATGGCCGATCTGCAGGCCGGAATCGATCAGATGGGCAACAGCGCGGCGGCGCGCGAGTTCAGGGAGCGTGCCAAGCAGTACGCGCCGGATCCTGCTTCTGTCGGTGTGGCCGGTCAGATTGCCCACTCGGTGCTGGGCGGCCTGGCCAAGGCGGCGGCCTATGCACTGACGGCTGGTCCCGCAGCTCCTGTCCTGTTCGGCGCTGACATCGGTATCGGCCGTGCGCAAGAGCTTGCGGATCAGGGCGTAACTCCTGGCACTGCCGCTTCTGCTGGCGCTGTTTCGGGCCTTGCCGGCGGCATTGGCTTCATGATCCCGGCCTCCATGGGCACTACGCGGCTGGCCAGTGTTGGTATCGGCGCAGCGGTCAATCCCGCCCTGGGCGTGGTCGAGCGCGGCACGATTCACGCGCTACTGCAGCATGCCGACTACGAAAAAATTGCCGCCCAATACAAGCCGTTCGATCCGACCCAGATAGCCATTGAGGCGGCCACCGGCGCACTGTTCGGCGCCGCCTTCCATTCGGCCAAGGCCGGCAAACCGGAAGCCAGGACGCTGACGCCGGAAGAGCATGCTGCCGTGCTGACCATGAACGAGGTTCGCACGCGGGATGCTGATGGCCTGACGCGCCCTGGCGACATCGCAGCAGCCAATCAGGCGCATGAGGCCCAGGCGATGGCGCGCGCGCAGCTTGACGCCGGCGAGCCGGTAAGCGTTGCCCACACCGTGGAGATCGAGCGTGCACAGTTGGACAGCGCCTATCAACGCGTGCTGGATAGTCCTGCTGGAGATGCCCTCGATCCGATGGTCATGATCCGCCCCGATGACATTGATGCAGTTGCGATCTCCCGCGGTGGCTGGAAGGGTCTGGGGGACGTCGAAGTCACCGGCAGCGGATACGGCCTGGTCAAATTCATTTGGCGT